ATGTTCTAAAGTTTCAAAATGACTTTCTTCCCATTCATCTGCAACAGCTGAAAAAGTTTTTCCTCTTTCTTCTGCTTCATGGTATGCTATCATTTGCTGAGCTATATCTTTTTCTGCTTGACGTTCGGTCTTGGCAGAACTGTAAAAGAATACTCGTTTGCCATTTATAGTAATATTCTTTACCCATCTTCCGTCATTTCTCTTTTTCATAAATTAACACTCCTCTTTCTTGACATTTTAAAGAGAATATGCTAAAATACATTTGTGATGGGTTTGCATTTTAGCATATCCTACTATACGGTGTTGGTAGCACCGTATCTCCGCCTTGTTGGTAGCAGGGCGGATTTTTTTGTGTTTAAAGTTGTTTAAGCTAATATTGCAAATAAACCGCAAAGTAACGAAATAACTGTAAGTACTGTGAAGAATACAACACAGTTTTTAATTGTTCGCAACAGTTTGTTTGTTTCTGTTTGAGCAATGAATAAAAGTTGAGTGTCTGTTATATCAGGAAAAGATAATTTACTATAACAATCAGTCCCTATTCTAGTATATCCTTTCTTTTCTTCCTCAGGTAAATTTTTATATCCTACTGCAGTTAAGTCATCAGCTCTGTCGCATAAATTATGTTCAAGTAAGTAATTTAATTTGATATTTATAAAAGTTTTCATTTTCATTCGCTCCTTTTATATTAATGTTATGGTACGCTTTTTCAGAGCATCTGCAAGCTTATAGATATCACTTATGTTTTCTAATGGATATTTTATATTTTCATTGCCATCAGGTATAATAATATACTGAACATTTTCCTTTAAGAAAACTCTACATATCCAACGAGTAACTTTTCCGTCAATTAAAATTCCGAAATAGCTCACAGTGTCTTTATATGTAACACGATTTATATCAACAACTTCGCCAAGAATTGATTTTACTATATAATATGCTTGCAACTCATCCTCGGTTGTTATGATACCGTCAGTTTCTGGTGCTTCAGGAATATCATCTACAATTTCTCCTTGTGGTATAGCTTCTCCATCAATATTTAATGCGTTTTTGATTTTATCATTAACAAGCTCATTAATGTATTGTGTTATTGATTTTTTAACTATTGGCTTAAATTTATCCATAATAGTTTGAGTAAAGCGACCGCTATATATTCCTGTTGATAAAATTAATTTTGCAAACTCATCAGATGGTGATGAAAACTCTGCTTTCAAAAATTGTTTTATCATACCACAATATTTAAGGTCAGAAGCAGTATTTATTATATTTTCGACATCGAAAGATGTTTTTTCGAACTTCTTCAATTCAGCAATATCACTGTCACGTAAATCTAATAAATCAATATTAAGGAACGGAGTGCCGTCCATTTTATTTGGTTCATCTAAATCAGTATAAAATCTATAAGTGATACCGTTTGTCAATATTGCAAACTTGGCTTTTGTTGTTCCAAAATATCTGAACAATTGAGAGTCGTGTTTTTCAAGTTTTTCACTAACACTTTTTGCTTCAATCAATATGACTGGCTCACCATTGAGAACAATGGCATAATCGACTTTTTCACCTTTTTTTATCCCTACATCAGCAACAAATTCAGGCACAAATTCAATAGGGTTGAATACGTCATAGCCAAGAAGTGAGAAGAATGGCATAATTAGTGAGGTCTTTGTTGCTTCTTCCGTTAGTACATTGTCCTTTAGTGTTTCAACTCGCGACACAAAGGATTTGATTTTTTCTTCGAACATAGTTTGCTCCACCTTTCTTATGTTAAAATTCTATTTTGCATTCTACAACTTTACCTATAATTACCACTTCAGTATCTTTCAAATCATAAAATTGAATTTCATGCTGAGGATTGAAAGATTGTGGGATTAGTTGTACTATGTTTCCATCTTGTTTAAATCTCTTGACAGTTGCATTTTCGTTTCCTACTCGTACTACTGCAATCTCGCCATTTTCTATATATTCCTGCTTTCGAACAATAATAGTATTACCATCATTGATTTGGGCGGCGGACATACTGTCACCTTTTACCTTTAAGGCAAAATATTCAGCACCACCGTTATACTCGGTGTAGGTATAATCTATAATGTGTTCATCAGCATATAGTGGCAATCCGGCTGAGATATATCCTAAGATTGGTATTCTGTGAACTATGGGATTATAAGGAGTAAGCATTTTGTCATCTCCGTCTATAAAAGATGAAGGGCTTACATTAAATATTTCGGAAAGCCTTTGAATTGTTTCTCTCTTTAAGTTCTGCACTCTTCCACATTCCCATTTTTGAACAGCGGCACGTTTTACACCTATTTTTTGCCCGAGTTCTTCTTGTGTCATATTTCTTTCGGTACGTAATTGTTTAATATAAGAACCAACATTCATATGTGTCACCCCTTTTCTTGTATTATTGTATCGTATTTTTAACACTTTGTCAAGAATATTTTTAAAAAAGTTAAAAAAAAGATACAAAAAGTATTGACAAAATAAAATGTGTGTGCTAAAATGATGGTATCTTAAAAAGATACAGAAAGGAGTGAGCAAATGAATAAGAGGGAGCTAGATGCAGTAATGAGCAGATATGGTGACACACAAACATCTTTAGCAAATGCAATAGGAATTTCAAGGACAAGGTTAAATGCCAAGATAAATGAAACTAATAATGCGACATTTACGCAGCCTGAAATTTCACAAATAAGGTCAAGGTATAAGTTAACACCTGAAGAAGTAGATAAAATTTTTTTTGCAGTGAAAGTATCTTAAATAGATACAAACCACTTAAACGATAACAAGAAAGGATCTGAGGCAAAATGAATTATATTCTTTACACCGCATTCGCTGCATTTATAAGTGTGGCGGGCTATAAAGTATACATTTATGAAAAGAAGCTGAAAGAACGGCTCAATAAATTAGAAAATAGGTTTGAAAATTTATTCGCATTTAGAAACACTGATGCAATCAGTGTAGAAATGCCAATAGAGCATCAACTAATTTGTTTAGAGCAGCAAGCAGAAAAGCTAAAATTTTGCTACCAATGTCCGTTGTATCAAGATATAACCCAAGAAGGTATGTTACAAAAAACTCAACCAGACAAAAAATGAGTGCAATTAATTTGTTATTTGTGCGTGAAAAGATAGGCTTAAATATATGTATTTCCATTAAAAAGAAATAACCCCATAATAAAGCTCTGTAACAACGACCGATATATATTCCGCGGGCTATTTGAAGTGCATCAATAATTGTATCAGGATAGTCTTGTAAATCCTTAGGAACGTTAAGGTGATATATATCGGCTTTGTCAAGCAAAATTTCAATAGCTAAGATGTATTTATAGTTATCTGTATTGTTCTTATTATCATATATGGTATTAATTATGTAATTACATCTCAAATGACGGTATTTGTTTTTTAAATAAAGCAATATTGATATTAATATGTACATTCCTATTATTTTCATCATATTTTCACAACCTTCCATTTTGGGGAGATTATATCATAATTATTAGGAGTTGTCAACAAACACGAACAAACCACTTAAACGATAACAAAGAAAGCGAGGTGAGTGTGTGAAAAAAATTTTTGCAGAACAAGGAAGCTTTATTGAAGAAAAAGCCATATTACAGTTAACAAAATCCAGAAACTTCTGGAGAGCTGTTTCGATAGGCTTTGCAATCGGTATAGTGATACGTATTATTATTGATTTGCTATAGAAATAACAAATTGAATTATTCGGTCAATATTACTTAAAATAGCGGTTATTAATACTGTTATAATTGTGTTAATAGCAGTTTTCTTATATTCAATATGAAATGATTTAATAGACACTTTGCCCTTAGGTGTTAATTTGTAAGGACCGGCGGTATAGAAATTTTCCTTAGTTTCTTGTGTAAAGAAATTTTTGGTGTAATAAGGAATTGGCACACCGCTGACGTATTGATTTTTGATGAGAAAGTTTAAATAACTATTGATATTAATGTTGTTGAATTTTGATTTTAATAATTTGTCCGATACAAAATCTTGTTTATCAATAAATTTTAATATTTTAATGGATTGTTTATCTAACATAATATACTCACTCCTTTGTGAGAAATTATATCACATAGGGAGATATTATGTCAAGAAAGCAAACCACTTAGACCAAACAAGAAAGGAGCACAAACTCATGCAAAACGAAAAACTAATACTCAGACCGTACAAAGTGGTCAGAAGAAGCAGAAACAATGAGGTTATACGTGTAAGCGGTGAAGCGATAGAGATTTTGGAAGAGTACCAAAGAGCGACAGGATTGCCGATTAAAGAAATTGCAAGCCGTATGATTGTATATGCAGCAGATTACACAGAAGTTGCTCACGATTGATGTATTTATATTGAGAAAGGAATAAAACATGGAAAGAAAGAAATATGAACTAACAGAGGAATGCAAAGAGCATTTCGGAAGAAAATTGTACAGAATTAAAGCCTTGATTGACTTCGGTGACGTAAAAACCGGTGATTTGGGCGGATACATAGAAAGCGAAAATAATCTGAGCCACAATGATAATTGTTGGGTATTCGGCGATGCTGAGGTATGCGGCAATGCTTGGGTATACGGCGATGCTAGGGTATTCGGCGATGCTTGGGTATACGGCGATGCTGAGGTATGCGGCAATGCTTGGGTATACGGCGATGCTAGGGTATTCGGCAATGCTTGGGTATACG